TTCCTATAAACGAAAGGCCAGCGCGGAAGCCGACAAAAGCGAAGCCGAAGTGGTGCAACTTGAAGTGGACGGTTGGAAGGCGCAACAAGACGTGTATCAACAAACGATTGAAGACTTGAAACAAACATGCGCCTATATTCGTGAGGATAGAAACTTGCTGCGCGAAGAAAACAAAAAACTTCGTGATGAAAACGATGCCTTGCGCGACAAATACAATGAAATGGAAAAGCAAATCATTGAATTACGCAAGGAAATGGCAAGACAAGGAAGAAGATTGGAATCAGTGCTCCCTTTTACGTGCGGCGTCGTGGCTTGCACAAACCGCACACGTGTGGAGTTTCAAGAACAAAATGAAAATGAAGAATAAAAGCCATGCAACTGATGAAAATATCGCAAAAAGGACTTGAAATCATTAAGAAATACGAAGGCTGCAAGTTGTTCGCTTATCGTGATAGCGTTGGCGTTCCAACGATAGGTTACGGACACACGAAGAATGTGACAATGGGCATGGCCATTACACAAGCACAAGCAGAAACGTTCCTTCGGCAAGATGTTGAATACGTTGAAAAGTTCCTTAATGGCATGGGCGTTAATTTCACTCAAAATTCCTTTGACAGCCTTTGTTCTTGGATATTCAACCTTGGCGTGGGTAGTTTCAATTCCTCGACCATGAAGAAATATATCGTTGCAAGAAAGCCAGACGTTGAAATCACCGACCAAATGGTACGATGGCACAATGCCGGGGGAAAACCTTTGCTTGGCCTAAAGAAACGCCGTATAGAAGAAGCGAACCTATGGTTGGGGCAAGAAAAATACTATCTTGATGCAAGCGGAAACATTAAAAAGAAATGACTATGGAAAAGAATTTATGGAAAAGAAAGTTATGGCAATATAGCCATCGGCAAGAAGACTTCGGTTGCGTCATGCCGACAATAGCCATTATCGCTATTCTTGTGTTGCTCTTGCTAAGTTCTTGCGCAACAAAAACAAAGGTCGAATACGTTGATAGGGAAGTTGTCAAATATGAAACAAAAATACAACACGACACTTTAATCAACAATGTTCATGATTCAATATATCACACGATATTCCAAAAAGGCGATACTATCTATGATACCAAGTATGTTGAAAAGATAAAATATCGTGACAAGATGGTGTATAAATATGACACCATATATCGTGATTCAACGCAAGTCGTTGTAAAAGAAAATACTATAGAAAAAAGAATAATACCAAAATGGTGCTACTATAGTTTGTTCGCTTGTGGTATTTTTCTTATCATTGCACTTGTAAAATTGATACGATGGCTGCGATAAATTACGGACGTGTATTCCCGATATACAACGAAGACGGTTCTTCGTTCCATGACCTTGTTCTTTACAAGGCCACAATGGATAGCGTTGTCATGTCGTTGGGTGACAAGATTACCGGTGAGGTCTATTATAAAGACAACACCCTTGATGTCACCATGAAGGAATACATTGAATTTAAGCGTAATGTATCAGATGAAAACGAAGAAGTCGTAAAGTACGTCCTTGTCAACCCACCAACGATAGTACGTGAGGGTATGGTTTCCGATAATAGTGACTTGAAAGGTATGACAAAGTATTCTTTTGAGTTCTATCATCCGATGTACGTTCTTTCAAATATTCCTTTCACTGATGTAGCCGTAAGTAGCGATGAGGAAAAGTATTTGTCACAAAACAAGACCTTTTCTTGGATTGGTCGTATAAAGGACTTTGCCGCAAAGATTAACAAAAACCTCCAAGGAACGGAGTGGATTGTCATTGTCAACGAAGAAACGATACAAGACAAATTAAGCGTTCTAAGCGATGTTCTCACGTTTGACAACAATTATATAAGCGATGCCCTAAAAACGGCTTATGAAACGTGGCAAGTGCCTTACGTGGTAGATTCTCTTGAAGAAGGGCAATACTATTATACCAATAGCCAAAACGAGCAAGTTGATTACTATTCGCAAGAAGGCGGTGGTAAGCGGTTTGTTATTCTTTTTGGCTTGCCAAGCAATGAAATTTACCAAGTAAACAATAATGGTGATTTCATCCTTGACGAAAACAACGAAAAGATACCTTTCGTTTTTAAGTTCGGCCAAGGGCTTGGCTTAAAGAACAATTCAAGAAACCCGAAGAACAACAAAATAATCACACGTATAGCCGGTTATGGAAGCACGGACAACATTCCTTTTGGTTATCCGCAGATTGTTTGGACGGGTGATTCACGTTGGGAATACACGAAATACGTTAATGATGACCCGCAAATAGATGATGATGGAAAGCCGCATGGAACACCAACCGTTGATGCCTATCCATTATATAAAGGTATTGTTGGCGGCGCTTACGTCAAATTGATTAAGCATCCTTTTACGCGCGACCATTTGATGCCTTCCATTTACGCACAAACGGTCAACCTAAAAGTCAACCCACTTGCACAAGGTTACAACCCAAACATAGAAATCGTTGATTATTATGATGCCACGCAAGGTGATTACCCCAACCCCATAAACCTTGAAGCACCATCCTTTGAAATCCACGCCTTTGAAGATGTGAAGCCTGAATTGGGCGTTGAAAAGATTGTTTCGGCTGTTCCAATTAACAATGACTTGACCGAAGCCGAAGAATGGGACGATTCAATGGATGAAAACGGGTCTTACAACCAAAGTTACTTTAAGGTGACATTGCCAATCCTTTCTTTCGACTTGTATGCTTGTGCGGCAATCACGCAAGAAATGTCCATTAACATGCGTAGCGGTGCTTGCATTGGTTGTACTTTCCAAGTGCAAGTGGACTGGGAAGATTACAAGCGTAATTTCTATAATTCAGAAGGGGAATTTGACCCGACCATTAAAACCGCGCCGCTTGATGAGCATGTTCGTGATGGCGAAAAATACCCTGACAGTAGCCAACAACAAATAACGATAATCTTACAAAAGGACACGTCAACATTTGGCACGATAATGCCAAATAGGTATCAGCAACCAAAGGGTTCTTCACAAGTGGGCGTTGACAATGCCGACACGTTTGTCGTTCTTGGCATTTCTTTGCCATTATCATATATCACGAATGCAGAAGGCCGTCTTGATTCCGATATGCGTGAATACATGTTGGAAAACAATGTGTATTATTACGACTATCCGCTAAAGTTCAGCGAACATTTCTTGGCTACGCATTTGCCAATCCTTTCGCAAATAAGAAACAACACGATTGTGCGTTTTGAATTTGGCGATGGTGAAAGACTTGCTTTATACGTTAAGCAAATAACAATAAAATATGGCGATAGCGTCTTGCCACAATACGATATTACACTTACGGATGATGTGGAAATCGTCTTGAACCAAATAGGCCAAGTGGCTGAAGACGTAAGTCGTTTGCGCTTGAATGTAGACCAACTGCAATACTATTACAACAAAGGTTTCTATTCCGAAATAAATGCCATAAAGCGCGAACTATTGCGCCATGAAGACACATTCCTCAACAAACATGGCGATACCGCCACGGGCCTTATCACCTTTTTGCAAGGTATCATAAGCAACAGCGTAAAGAGCAACGATTTCACAAGCGGTGACCTTGACGGAAGCGGTTTCGGCGTGTGGGTGGATGAAAACGGCAAGAGCCATGCGGAGTTCGATGTGCTTTCGGCACGCATGAAAGCCATTTTCACGGAGTTGGAAATCAAGAAACTGCGTTATAGCGGAGGAAACTTGATATTCAGTGCTGCTGGCGGTGAGATTATCCGTGTTGCAAACTTTAGCAGCTTTTGGCGTTGTTATTTTAAGGCAGACGATGGCGAAGACGGTGCAGTGAACTTGTGGGACAAAGATGACTTGGCCATGTGCCGCACGTTCAATCTCACATCGAGCGGAAGCACGACATTGGGCAACCGCTATTATTGGCGCAGGGTCGTCAATGCCTCCACCCGTGTTGTTGACGGAGAAACGCTTGCTTACATAGACCTTTCCAAGAGCATTTATGACACTTCGGTAGCCAATGATGAACCGGCCGTAGGCGATATGGTTGTGCAAGTAGGAAACCGTGACAATACCAAAGCAGACAGACAAAATGTAATCTTGCTTGAAGTGGTTGGAACAAATGCACCATCATTCAAAGGCTACACCAATATCAATACATTCTCGTTGAGCAACGACAAGTTGGTGTTCCAATGGTCGCCAAATGCTTGCCAAGTGAGAAGTGATAGATTCCGTTTGCTTACATCGAGCAATGGCAGCGTTTCAGAAAATCCTATTGTCAACGACCGTGGCGCATGGGTGAGCGGAGCGACTTACGCCTATTATGACCGCGTGAGTTATAACGGCAACCTTTGGCTTTGCACGAACCAAAGCGGCACAAGCGGTATGCCGAGCGTGTCAAGTGACTGGCTGTTGCAAGTGTCGAAAGGTGAAGATGGCAAGGCTTTCAACATCAAGGACAAGGTAAATAGCGTTAGTGATTTGCCTGCAACCGGTGAAGAAGGCGATGCCTATATGGTTGGCGACCACCTTTATGTGTGGTCAACGATATATAACACCTATTGGAACGGATGGGGACAACAAGATGCCCCATTCAGTGGGTTCGTTTCAAACACGCCCATTACATTGACCGAAGGACAGAAATATAAAGTCGTGATAGATGCTGTCACAACGCGAAGCGAGTTCGTTGATGTTGTCCCTGTGCGCTCTTCTTTTGGCAATGCCCTTTATCTTGCCAAGGGAGCGGAGATGACTTCCGGCGGCGCACAAGCCACCGAAACGGAAGCATTCTTGCTCTATCCTTCTGGTAATGAGGTGAACGCCTAT